TAAAAAACATACAGATCCCCATTGAGCATGACCACAGCATAATTGTCTTTGTCAATCGTTGTCCCAAAAACATCTTCAGTAACAATCGCCGGCGTCGTGTAATCGACCGCTGCCTGGTAATTTTGAACCCCACTTTCGTCAAGAACCACAGCTTTGCCTTTCTGAATAGCTGACAAAGCCGTGAATGAATATTGTTTCTGATATATATCCCTGTAGACTTCGATATCCTGAAGATATAGAGATCCATCAACAATCAGCTTTGAGGGATAAGATACAAAGGGGCCAATTACCTTAATTTCAACCCCTTCAAAATCATCCTGTCCAGGAAGCGTAAAATCATAATTAATTTTGATATATTCAATGGGTATCCGGGTATCAACTTGCCAATCATATCCCATCCATTGATTTTTTGAGCCGGAATTAGTCACGACATTTTCTATGTTTTTTTCCACCCCATCCTGAACAAGACAAGACCGAAAGCGCTGCCGCTTGTCTGTCATATCAGCGAACTGCGCCCATATTTGCCACTTAAGTCGGCCATATTCAAGTTTCCAGTCGTATTTGTTGAAATTCAAGCCGGCATGATTCATCTGTATTCCATTATGCGAGAACGGTAAGGCGGGGGTAATTTCAACAGTATAGCCATGGTCATCATCAACAACAGTATGCTCCGACTTTATCCTATAAGAATTTGCTTTCAATTCAACGTCGTCAGCAGTGAACGGATTGCCTTCCAACTCATCAAACGCGACAACAACATCTCCAGTTTTTCCATTCACCGACTGTACAGCACCAACAGGCGGCAGTTTGCTCGCCGGCACTTTGCCACTGACCAATGGACATACATCAACGTCCAGTTGATCCGCCCTCAGTTGCAGGTCGTTCGTGACGTTCCCAAGATTCACCTGGTGTTTTGTAATAGACAGGTTTGATCCAATCGTTACTTGCTGCATGCGTCACCTCCTTCCTGTTCGTCTCCAATTTTTTTGTTCCACTCCTTAATTATCCGCATTATGTCAGAATTGCTTTTGCCTTCCGCAACAGCTTTTTGAACGGCTTTTGCCATGTCTTCAGCCATTGTTTTTTTTGGTCTGGCCATGTGCCCCCTCCTAACTGAAAATTACAATTTTTGTACTTGCCACAATATCAATGTCAAACCGGATGGTGAAACCATCGACATATGTCAGCGTTTCCCGATCAACATCCAGCGGCCCCAGCACAACCCTTATGAATGGTGAACGCGCCAGCGCTGTGCTATCAGGAATATACGGCTCATCACCGGTGACTGCATACGAACTATACGCACCTGGCATCAATTCAATATTTGTACCCGCTGCCACATCCTGTGAAAAATTAACCTCTGTGCGTCTACCTCCTGCAGAAGTCCCCCCACCAGACGTATCAGTACTGAACAACTCCGATGCAACCATTGAATCAATAAATTTGCTTCCTTTGATTATCAACCCCTTGTCGGGGTCTTCCTCAAAAAAGGTTTCTATCGTGCTAAGACGTTGCGCGTGATTGCTCAATTCCGCCTGATGATTTCCCAGGTTGCTCAGGTTTGTGGCAATGCCTGTTTCATTCGCTGTTATTCGTGTTTCCAAGGGCGTGATATCAATGCTCCCGCCACCACCACCGGCAGCAGACCGGATTATCATGCCATCACCAGTCCTTATGCCGATATAAGCATCTGTTTCAGCGATGCCTGGGACGCCATTCCCTTGAAGATACAGCGACGATCCCTCTGGAAAATCATAGATTTCTGTTGTGCGCCAGTGCCCAAATAGCTGCACACGAAAATAGGAGCCATCAACGAAAACAACAACACCTATTGGCGCAACTGATGTCTTCTCAAAAACCGAATCAACCCAATCCCCAACTTGAAGGCCATGATTTTGGGTATCCATATCCAACAGCTCGTAGTTTTTCGTTGTTTTTTCCCATCCTTCACCAGTATACACATATAATGCATATTCTGGCTCCTTAACAAACGCTTCCCCCTTTTGGTAGGGGATTCCGTTCGGCTTAATGTTTCCTGGCAATTTTTTGCCAACCTGCAATGCGTGATCATGGGATATCATAAGCCAGCCCTCCAGCCACCTGGAATAAATATTAGCGAAGCTCTCTTGAATAAGCCAGCATCATCAGTGGTTTTCCCTCTCAGCGTAATGACAGTATCAAAAATGCATTCGCAACTATAATGTGCAAAAACCTGCCTGGTTGAATCAGGGCTGTTCCATGTGTATTCCTTTACATCTTCCCCATCTATATTCAATGCCAATGAAATGGCTGAACAATAATCTACTGTCGCGCTGAAAATACATAAGCCAAACACGCCGCTGGTGTTTGTGTTTGCCGCCGCTGGGATGTCGGCCTTTGACAGCTTAATTTTCACAAGATCACCCCATGTATTCGCAGCAAATTGAACGCCTAATTCTCGAATATCCGATCGTTTGCATTGATCCATAAGACGAAGATACCGGATGCTTTCTTCGAGTCCAGTGACCTGCGCGTCTAGTTCTGCATGTGTTTTTTCCCCTTTTTCAAGAAGGGATGAATGGTTTATAACAGCGCCATCATCGCCGCCTGTGTGGCGATGATCCTTACTCACAAAAAAAGTATCAGACATGAAATATACTCCTTTCAAGCGCGACCGCGCCGGTTTCACCTGGTTAAGAAAGTTTATGAATTGAACCACTTCTTCAGTCGTCAATTCATTATTATTAAATTTAAACGCATATTCTGCCCATATGTCTCCTGCATATTCTTGTATTTCGCCATCTATCAGGATCTTAATATATTCTGGGTTATGAATTTTCTGCCAAAACGAATACGCATCAATAATCCTGTTTCTATATGAAGTCACAGTCTCAAAGGGCAATGGATATATCCCGCGAGATATGGCGAAATCATCAGGCTTTTCCCATGGTGAGTAGTAGTCACGCACAGCCCTGATATCTGGGAAAACATCGTCTGAAATCATCGCACATGCCCGAACAATCTCAGACCATATGCGTGACTGCATAACATTCCAATCAAGCGATTTGAGGTAATCGTATATCATTTTTTCGTCTCTCCAGTGCGCTTTCCACAACCATAGGCAGAATCGTCCGCAAATCGCCAAGTTGTGCTTTCGCATCTTCAGGAAGTACTTTTTCAATATAGCCAAACACATTCCCTTGAATTACACGAATCTGGTCGTCAGTCAGCTTTGGCGATTTTTCTTTCAGCTTATTGACTATCGTTTGATTGGCCCATCCAACCGCCTTGTCAGCGATAGTATCAAGCATCCCTAACGCATACTGTTTGGCGCTGTTTGCAGCTCGCTGCTTTTCATTTGCAAACAAAGTCTTCACATAGAAAGATATAGCGGTCATCACAACAGTTGCCATTGCGATGGCTGCCTGTGATAAGATGTTTTGAATTTGCTCCATCCTTTCCTCCTTATTCGTCCTCAATCATAGCAGATAATACTGGTTGTTCTGCCAGTACTGCTATTTCGTTGTTTCCTATCGGGATAATGCCATTGATATCCCATGTAGGCGAGATCCATTCAATTCGCTTGACATAAGCGTTCACCATCATGCAATCCACAAGGCGATCCCTTGTAACATCAGTGCCGATCCCAAGCCCTGTGAGCGGGTCAAACAATGCCAATATCGCCTGATTCGCAATAGTCATTGTCGTGGCTGTTGCAGAGGGGTCTGTTATTACCAGCACAGCTTCAATACGAACAGGTATCGAGACAGGCCCATATACAGAAACATCGTCGTTGATCGGTCGTTTTTCTGAAACAACACCAGCCACAGCGTTAATCAGCTGTTCAGATGGCAAACCCGCATTACCCAGAACAACCACATCAATCGTGCCTTGACCGCGGGGATGATTGTCAAGAACCTTCACAGTGTGCACGCCATCGACAGACAGGCACCAGGATTCATACGCGTATATATTGCACCCGCCAAGCCCTTTCCATGCGAGTGCATACCGTTCCTTCATGGCGCCAATATCTTCAATATCCGTCCCCTCAACGTCAATCCAGTTGTAATTATTATATATCTCCGAAATCCCTGGGATATGTGTTTTCATCTCGCAAATTGTATAAGGCGCTACATTGTAAGTTGCCCCTTCATACTCAGCCGCCACGTGAATTTCTTTGGTATCGTTACCATCAGGGATAATTTCCTCCTGTGAAGACACAAAGCGATATACAGCTCCATCCGCATCAGGGAGCGTCGCAAACACCCTGCCGGATGGCACCACGAAATTGCCGATTGTGCTTTCACGCTTAATCGTAAGCCGCCCCTCAGCACGTCTTGCGGCTTTGCGCGTTAGCCCCACTTGTGCAAGATGTCTTTCTACCCATTCTTCTTGGTCTGCAAGGGTCGGTATGGCTTGGGAAATTGCGCTGTCCATTACAAGATAGAGTTGATACAGTCCAAATGCCCACAATTCAACCAACCCCCGAAAAGCACCGCGGTAGAAATTAAGGCTTTTGGGCAAATAACCAGCTTCCTGAACACCCTGCACCCGAGACACCATGCCTTCTCTGATTTCGTCAATTGTTTTTTGAAACAATATCATACAACCTCCACTGTTTGCCCAACAACAATGCGATACTGATTGCGGACACCACCGCAAATAAAAGAACACCCCGCTTGAATTTTTCCATCAACCAGACCAGCCGCCGATATAGACACCGAGTTATATTCAACGCGTGGATCAGACAAAATACTATCAGCGAGATCAATCTCCAGATGCCGCAGGTTTGTGTCCGTACAATCATCATGAACATAATCCACTACATCACTGCCAAATTCAGGGTCGTAGAACAAGCCGCCCTTGGGTGTTTGTATGGCAAGGCGAACATCCTGCGCAACACTGGCAGGGCCGGCAATTATAACCGGTTCACCTGTTGCAGTGATGATTGGATCATAGTTGTCGCCCAGCTTGATGTCAGATCCAAAATCAGTGGACATGGTTTGCAGGGTTTGTCCCTGTGCATAGGATATTCCCATTAACGTTCAATGCTCCATTGATAGTTAGCATGAGTGCGTCTATCGTTACGCCTATTTGATCCATTCGCATCGTTGATGTTGACGTGCGAATGGTTACGCCATTGCTGTCAGCTTCAATTGCGTTATTGCCAATATTCATGGCGATACTGTCTTTACCTACAACAACAGTGCTGTTGCCGTTTAATATCAAGATTTCGCCATCATTGGATTTCTGTTCGCCATGTATAGATACAATATAAGGCTTGCTCAAATCCCCAGATGCAAACGCAACCACGCACACCAGCCCCATTCGCGGTTTGAAATAGATTCCCCCATTATCAGTCAGCAGTGAGGGGTATGGGCACGATGGGATCTCAGGGTAATTGTCATCAAAAGAACCATCGTTCCGCAATATTCGGATATCAGCGCAATTGCCTTTGACACGTACAATTTTCCCTATCTTAGGTTTCTCATAATCTTTAGAAACAATATCAACAAAACGTCTTAATGTGCCCATATTATCCATCTATCGCCTCCAAATATATATATGTCCGCGCCACATATGATATTTCATGCGTCACACGTTCAGCTCTGTATATAGCGTCAATCCCAGGCGCAATAACATGAACACGCTGCGATTCTCTCAAGTTAGGCGTAAGCGTGGCAATAACCTTGTTGCGGCTATACGCCACCAGATTTTCGCCAGAAACAATCTCAACCTCTCCAGGTTCATCATGCGTGCCCCAATTAATCCTGCTGTCAGCACCTATCCAATACGCAAGCCTCGCTGTGTCAAGACCGAATGATTCCATCGTCTTCTCAAGCATTCGTTCTGCCTGCCATAATGCCTGCGTTCGAACAACAAATTTCGGGATAGTAATACCTGTTTGCAGTATTTTGCCAGATTCAAACCCTGTATACGTATTCAACTGACGCACAATATTTTCAGGGGTTTCGTTCATCCATACCTGGCTGATTTCTCTTTCAAACACCTGATCCACGCCGACACAGTACAATCTCAGTTTGCCATCGTTCATCTCATATTCACGCAATGTCCCTGTCCATTTCAGCGCCACGCCCAACCGATACCCCATTTCAATAATTATAGGGTACTCTTTCTGGATGGATTTATACAATGCCCCATCCGTATCCTGGACAGTGGCAACGCACGACGTCAATGGTGCGTACCGGTGATAGATCAGTTGTAATTTCTCGATCCGATTAATATTTTTCGTGCCGACAGTTACGCGGCTATATGTCTTCATACGACAGCAGCCTCCAATGTAAGTGCTTGCAATGGTTCGACGCGGCTTTTTTCAATATCGCTCACGTCAGCCCCTGTTATAATACTAATTTCTTTTTTCACGATTTCTGGCTCGTGCTCCACAAATTTTAGGACAACCTCAATAACATCATCCTGGTCGGTCTCGCTTGAATCCAAGCCGCTGAAATACACACGATGAATGTTCCTTGACGCACAATGGGAATTGAATATTGTATATACTTTTGGGTTTGCGAGATCATCCACAGCCGCATAGATCTGATTCAACTTGTTAAGTTTTTCATAGCAGGTAGAATATTCATCAGTAAGCAGTTCCATCGTAGCCGTAATATCTGCGTCAGAATAGCCAATTGGCTTTTTGTTTGTGCCGCTGAGGCCATCAATGGTCGCGTTGTCGTACACCACAGCGCCACTTACCTGAAGTCTTACCAGTACCGCCGGTATTTCTTCCCTGTCTAATGTTATGGTGCCGTCGTCGAATAGAAGTTTCATGTTTTTCCTAATCTCCTTGCCTGTGCAGGAAATTCGTGCTTTCATCCATACGCCCTCACATACGCAAACAAATCCTCAACAAACGTCTGCCCATCATAAACACCAGGCAATTCAACCCGATCAATCGAAATCGTTATCACCTGCTGCTTTTCATTTTTTTCAATATTATTATGGGTCACCACAGATGGTGTTTCCCATTTCCCAAGCGCCTTGCTCATTTCATCCGTGAATCGGGGCTCCTCTGCCTGGATACCAGTAATCATCGTAGAAAGTATATTCCGCCCATTCTGCGTCAAGGTGCTCAACGGCCCTTCCTTAGCATCAGAATTAGAAAACAGATTGCTCACCTTTGAAAAAATGCCCTTGACTGCTTCATAAGGCTGCATGATCATGGATTTCACGCCATCAGTCAGCGTCGAAATCATGTTCACACCATATTCGTAGAGATTCAAGCCAGCAAACATTTCCTTAATGGATTCGATCACAGAATAAGTAATATCCCGAATACCCAAGAAGTTATTTTGCCATGCGGTATATAGTCCATAGGCCGCTGCAGCAAGTGCCGTGACAGGCGATGCGACAACAGCTATGGCAATCCCAAGTGCTTTCAATATGGACATGCCATAATCTTGAAAAAAGCCAAAAACGGAATAAGTAATATCCCGAATACCCAAGAAGTTATTTTGCCATGCGGTATATAGCCCATAGGCCGCAGCAGCAAGCGCCGTGACAGGCGATGCGACAACAGCTATGGCAATCCCAAGTGCCTTCAATATGGACATGCCATAATCTTGAAAGAATCCAAAAACAGAATACGTTATGTCCCGAATTCCCAAGAAATTATTTTGCCAGGCCACATACAAACCGGTTACAGCGGCAACAGCCAACGTGACCGGCCAAAAGAGAGCCCCAACAGAAACCCCCAAACCCGCCACCATCGGTCCCACAATAGCAAGCGCGCTGCTGACACCCGCCCACGCTCCGGCAAAGCCGGTGACAGCGATAACAAGCGCTGACATCGTCCCGGCAACCATCAACAGCCACTTGCCGATGGGGTGTGATGCGATGGCAGAAATCACACTAATTATGGCTGTCAAAAAGCTTACTAAGACCTCCGCCACCGGCAAAAACACCGTACCAATACTTATTTTCAAGCCTTCCCAGGCAGATGATAATAACGTCAGCTTCCCAGGAAGATTGTCCAATTGCCGTGTTGCCACAGTTGATGCCGTCAAGCTGCCATTTTCAATATCGCTGGCAAATTTGCGTATATTAGAAACACCCTGTTTCAACAATGCAGTTGCCGAGCTGACTGCCTCGCCTCCGAATATTTTCTGGAGGTAAGCGCCTTTTGCTCCTGTCCCCATGTTTGCAGTTGCCGTTTCAACCTGCTGCAACACATCGAACATGGGAAGCATATTCCCTGCTGTATCTCTCGTTGACACACCCAGTTTTTTCAAAGCATCGCTTGCCATTCGAGTGGGCGCCATCAGTTTGGTGAACATGATTTTCAGATGCGTCCCCGCTGCCGACGCATCCACGCCAACATTCCCCAATATCCCTGCCATCGCAGACACCTCGGCCAGGCTGGCACCGGCTGCCGATGCCACCGGTGCCACATTGGCCATGGTCTGCCCTAAGCCTGCAAGTGTTGTATTGGATGATGTGAACGTGCGTGTAAGCTGGTCGGCGATCATCGGCATTTTGTCTGCTTCAATCCCAAACCCGCTCATAATGTTTGAGGCTATATTTGCGGTATTCCCGAGATCTTCTTGTGCCGCCGATGCCAGGTTCAAGACACCCGGCATGGCTGCAATGGTCTGAGTCGTATCAAACCCGGCCATTGCAAGATATTTCTGCCCTTCAGCGGCCTGAACAGCAGAGAAGGCCGTAGACTTCCCAAGCTTCAAGGCAGATGATTCCAGTGCAGCCATCTCACTGGCTGTTGCGTTGGATACCGCGCCAACCTTCGAGATAGCCGCCTGAAAGTCACCTGCCGAAGCTACGGAGGAGCCTATGCCAAAAAGTACACCACCAGCAATCATCGCAAAGACCGTCATTTGTTTGGCAAGCACACCCATCCTATCAGAAAAGCTCATAGCGTCTTTCTTTGTA